AAGTTTTATTTTTAGACAGAGCAAACAGAGATGTTGGAGACGTTCTTGTTGATCCATTTAAATTACTAGAATTCTTTAATTCTTATGCAAGTTTAGACGCACGCGTTATTGATTTTGTCAGTAAAATTTTAGTTGACAATAAATTTTTTATGATGCCAATGCCAGCCTACATTAATTGGTGGGGTCAAGGTGAAGTCCGAAATGGTATTGAACCAAAATCTCAAACTGTTGAAGACATTGCAAATAATTTATTTGGAATTTACAATAATGTAGATACACGAGATTCCAAGCCAGCGTTTTTGTGTTATTATGTTGGAAATCCAAGTGAACATTTGGATTTGAATCAGAACTCAAATTATGGATGGAGATCGGATGGTTTTGATTTTGCAAACCAATCTCAAAATAGTTCGGCAACCACAAACACTAAACAAAATTGGGCAAACACAAATAGGGTGGTTGGTTTTAATGTGGATTTTGGAACTCGTAATCAAAGTATATTTAGTTCCATTAATATGGATCAAATTCTTGGAGCATCTACCACTGAAGCAAATAAGGTAATTACAGAAATGGCAGCACAAGCAGGTGGATTAAGAACAAGTTTAGGTAGTGTAAGTCTATACAATCTTTATAAGACAAGGAGTTATAATGTACGAGTTGAAGCTTTGGGATGTGCACTTATCCAACCTACCATGTATTTTAATTTACGATATGTACCCATGTTTAATGGTGCATACCAAATACAATCAGTAGAACATAGAATAGAAGCGGGTTCGTTTAAAACATATTTCGAGGGAATAAGAATGCCTTTTTATTCATTAGCTAAAATTGACACACAACTTTTATCAATCAATAACAACTTATTAAGCGAATTAGTTCAACAAGTTAGAAGACTGAAACAATCGAGTGCACCAACAAGTGGAACTACAAACAACATAAGTATAGTAAACTCAATTCAAACAAACCTTCGTTATACTACCGTTCAACCCATATTTTGTGACGCAAGTATACGAAGTTCAGAGTTACCATATAAAAATTGGGAAGGTACCGAAGGGTTTGTGTCTGGAATCACCTATGCTAATTTTAGTAACATTTTGAAACAAAAAACTACAGACCCAAGAGTAAGAGCAATGGTATTCTATACCGCATATAATAATGGACATGACGACAACCAATTTATTACGTTTAACTACGACCTAGGAGGAACTCCGTTAGGTGGATACCCAATACCAAACATAAATTATGGTGGATTGAATAGTTACATGTCAGATGTTTATGCTTGTAAACAATTTCCAAATGGTGGTAGAATTCCATATGCCACCTTTGCAAGTTTCGAAAAATCAATTGAGTTTATTAAAAACTTGTATTTTACAACAAATAGTAACAATCTTTTAATACCTGATGCTAAAATTGGTTATAATAATAAGTGGGTAACTCAAGCAGATTATCGTACAAATATGTTTATCCTTTGGACTTACTATTGGCCAAGGAAAAGATTTCAAACACCAGAAGACTTCGAAAAATGGAAAACGACTAGTCAGGCAGAGATATTTATAAAAGCAGGAGACGAAGTTTATCAAAAACTTAAACAGTTTAAGTTGATTTAATTCAATATCAATATATTTATTAAAAAAAGATTATGGAACTACAAAATATTTTAGACAATTATTTGGGTAAAAGAACACGTTATACCCAAAAACAAGTTGCAAATGGCTTTAGTGAGGTTTGTGATTTGGATACAGGCGACTGTTATACTGTTAGAGAAAGAGATGGATTAATTGAGAGAGTTGACAATACAATGAGAACAAATAAAAAAATCCAAGTAGAAACATCTCACGGAATTAAACAATTATTAAATGGATAACATATGTCTATAGAAAAAAAAATTCTTCAAGAAATCAGACGCCATCACCAAATTAACAAATATGTGACGGAACAAGAAGTTGCACCTGATGCCGCACCACCAATTCTAGACCCCAATGCTCCACCACCAGCAGACCCAACGGCGGGTGGTCAAACTCCACCACTCGGTGCTACAGACCCTATGCTTCCACAAGAGGCACCAACACCTGAAGTTATTGATGTATCTCAAGATGACGAAGTTGAAAAAATCGGTTCTGAAGGTCAGACTGACGAAACTGAATCAGGAACCGAGGAACTTGAGATTACGGATCTAGTAAATGCTCAAAAGGATATACAAAGTAAACAAGAAGAATACTTTGATAGGATGTTTAAACAATTAGAAACACTTCAATCGAAAGTAGGTGAGATGGATCAATTAATTGATAAAATCAATTCCTTGGAAACAAAAGTTGAAAAATACAGACCCAAAACCGCTCAAGAAAAATTAGAATTGAGAAGTTTGGATTCAGGCCCATTCAACCAAAAGTTGACAGATTTTTTTGATGAAAAAGAGGAAGACCTTGAAAAGTCAGGAAAAAATGAGTATATTCTGACATCAGACGAAGTAGAAAACATTGTACCATCAGAAGTTAAAAAAAGTTTTGATATTACTCTACCTACACCTGATACAAATTTCAGATCCTATTATTTATTTTTTCACATTTTATCGTATATTAAAAGGGTTATTAAACCCTTTTTTTTTTATTCACTATTTTAAATTTCTAAAAACAACATGATGAGTTCATTAGACGCCGTTTTGGCACAGTACGAGAAAAACCACTCAGGTGATGGTTTATCTCAAGAGGAAAAAATGAAGAAATACTTCGCTTGTATCCTCCCACAAAATTCCTCAACAGGACAAAAAAGAGTACGAATTCTCCCTACCAAAGATGGTTCGTCCCCATTCAAAGAAGTTTACTACCATGAACTTCAAGTCGGTGGAAAATGGGTAAAACTGTATGACCCAGGTAAAAATGATAATGAGAGGTCTCCTTTGAACGAGCTCTACGAAGAGTTGAGGTCTACAGGAAAAGAGTCAGACAAAGAGTTGGCGAAACAATATAATTCAAGAAAGTTTTATATTGTAAAAGTCATTGATCGTGATGCTGAAGAAGAGGGTGTAAAGTTTTGGAGGTTCAAACACAACTACAAAAATGATGGGATTCTTGATAAGATCATTCCTATTTGGAGACAAAAGGGTGATATCACAGACTCCGAAAAAGGTCGAGATTTAATTATTGAGATGGCAAAACAAAAAACACCCAAAGGTGCGGAGTATACCGCAATCCAAACCATCATGCATGATGACCCTAGCCCACTACACACTGATCCAAAAATCAAAGAAGAGTGGATTAAGGATGAACTAACGTGGAATGATGTATACTCTAAAAAACCAGTCGAGTATCTTGAAGCAATTTCAAGAGGAGAAACACCACGTTGGGACTCTAATGCTAATAAGTACGTTTACGGAGATTCAACTGAATCACAAACAAGTATGGGTGGTGCGTCATCCTATGAAGATCCACAAATGAACGCTGATCCAGACGAAGATCTTCCTTTCTAAGATTAGAAAAAAATGAAAAAAGTATACATTGCTTCAGACCACGCAGGGGTAGATTTGAAAGAACTACTTGTGAAAAGATTACAGTCGGATGGTTTAGATGTTGAGGATCTGGGTCCTAACACCTATGATGCGGTCGACTACCCAGACTTCGCTCACAAAGTATCCAAGAAAATCTCAAATGAACCTGAGAATTTTGGAATACTCCTGTGTGGATCTGGTAATGGTGTATCAATTACATCCAACAAATGGGCAAATGTTAGAGCGGCAGTTTGTTGGAACTCTGAGACGGCATCTCTAGCAAGGTTACACAACAATGCAAACATATTGTGTATACCTGCTAGATTCGTCTCTGTAGAAGATGCTATCGATATTTTGGATTATTTTATGGAAACCAAATTCGAAGGTGGAAGACACGAAAGAAGAGTCAACAAAATTCACATACCAACACATTTAATTTAAGTTATGGCAATTAAGAAAAAAGATTTTACAGATATTAAGAAAAAGTTTTCCACATCCGCTAAATACAAGCCTCAAGAGTACTTTGATTTAGGCCGTGAATTTTTGGATGCCGTTGGCTTACCAGGCCCAGCGATTGGTCACATCAATATGTTACTCGGTCACTCTGACACGGGAAAAACCACCGCATTAATCAAAACAGCGATTGATGCTCAAAGGAGAAATATTCTACCCGTATTTATTATAACCGAACAGAAATGGGATTTTGGTCATGCAAAAATGATGGGTTTCGAATGTGAAGAAATTGTTGATGAGTCGACAGGTGAAATAGATTGGGAGGGGTTCTTTTTATTCAACAATAATTTTTTGTACATAGAACAAATCACAGATTATATCAATGAAATTTTGGATGCCCAGGAAAAAGGAGAAATTGATTATGATTTAGTTTTCCTTTGGGATAGTGTGGGATCGGTACCTTGTAAAATGACTTATGACGGTAAAGGTGGTAAACAACACAATGCATCTGTTCTATCTGATAAAATTGGTATGGGCATCAATCAAAGAATTTCTGGAACAAGAAAATCTGAATCAAAATTCCAAAACTCACTGGTAATTGTTGCCCAACCTTGGGTTGAGCTTCCTGATAATCCATTTGGACAACCCAAAATCAAGAGTAAAGGTGGTGAATCTATTTGGTTAAACTCATCGATCGTATTGTTGTTTGGGAATCAAAAGGGTGCTGGTACAACTAAAATTACGGCAACCAAGGACAAGAGAACTGTCAAATTTGCATCTCGTACCAAAATTTCAGTATTGAAAAACCACATTAATGGTTTGGGTTATGAAGATGGTAAAATCATTGTAACACCTCATGGGTTTATTTCGGGTAAAGATAGTACCGAAGAAAAAACTTCTGTTGAAAAATACAAAAAAGAATACGCCGATTATTGGAAAGAAATTCTCGGATTGGAAGGTGATTTTACATTGAAGGAAGAAACTGAGATAGATAATGAACAATAGTGAAAACATTATTAATTGATGGAGATAATTTATTCAATCTCGGATTCTTTGGTGTCAGAGACTTCTTTGTTGACGGAACACACATCGGTGGATTATACCATTTCATCGACGCCATTCGTAAACAATTGGACGAACACGATTACGACAAGGTATTTGTGGTTTGGGATGACGAACATAACTCAAGTAGGCGACGAGAAATATACCCTTACTATAAGTTAAATCGTAGAGAAAGACTGAATGAGTTCCAAAGAGAATCATTCAATATTCAAAAAAACAAAGTCCAAAATTATCTAGAGGAGTTTTTTATAAGACAACTTAAAGTTCCTTACAATGAGGGTGATGATTTAATTTCCTACTATTGTCTACACGCAGAAAAAGAAACAATTACCATTTTTTCTTCAGATAAAGATTTACTTCAACTTTTAAATTCACGAATTAGTGTTTATTCTCCACTTCACAAAAAATATTTTTACGAAGGTGATAAAATAAAACTTGATGAAATAGAAGTTCCTCACGTTAACTTACTACTTGCTAAAATTTTATTAGGTGACAAATCTGATAATGTTTTTGGAATATTAAACTTCGGTGAAAAAACTTTGGTTAAATTTTTTCCAGAGGTATTAGAACATCCAACAACACTTGAACATATTCTAAGTAAAACAACAGAAATATATCAAACTAAAAAATTGAAGGGGTTAGAAAATCTGATGAGTGGTAGATGTAAGAATTCGGAAGAGGGACTAGAGTTTTTCAATAAAAGAAGAATGATTATGGATTTACACAACCCTATGATAACTGAAAACGCAAAAGAGTTGGTTCTAGAAAACATTCGAGATAATATAGACCCTGAAGGAAGAAGTTACAAAAATGTTATTCGAATGATGACACAAGATGGGTTTTTTAAGTATCTCCCTAAAACAGATGAAGGGTTTGTTGAGTTCCTTCGTCCGTTTATGAAGTTAACAAGAAAAGAAAAAAGAAAATTCAACAGAGAAGAAAAAAGTTAAAAAAATTTGAAAAACCCAAAAAAACCCTTATATTTTAATAAATTCAATAAATTATGAAAGAACAAGATTTAACTAAGTTAGAATTCCTTATCACATTGAATAACAATATTGTTATTCAAAGATATTTCAATGTGAAAAATTACAATCCCGTGGCTGAGAGATCACTCGAAGTTTATGATTACATGAGATATTTTGTCGAAGAGTTTCTTACGGAACAGAAAATGAGAACCACAGTTTATATGATGGATCTCGTGGATGAGATTATGGAGGATCCTACAATATTGGAGACCTCTATGACCGATGGACCTGAAATTTTTCACTTCAAAATAATGAAAGAAAATATGACAATTTGTCATAGATCACTAGATGCAAAAATTTTTCCACCTAAAATAAGATACACCGTAGACATACGTCAGCAAGTAAAAAGTGTACTTAAGGACCTTACTGACATTTTTGCAGCGAAAGATTTTGAGACAAATTACCTTGACTATAGTCTAGTTTGATTGTATTTATCAATACGCAAAAGAAAAAATTATGTCGAGAAATTTTGAATATTTAGGAGAAACTTTCCAATTACAACTTATCAATCAACTTATTGTTGAGAAGGATTTTTCACACACTATTCTCGACGTGTTAGAATCAACACACTTCGAAAACAAGTATTTCAAAACACTTGTTCAACTGATAAAAGAGTATTACATCAAGTATGAATGCTCACCTTCCTTTGAAACACTTTATCAAATTGTTAAAAGTGAATTTCCACAAGAACTGATGTTGAAGATATTGAATGATACAATATCAAAAATTCAAAAAGCCCCCATCGATGGTCTTGCCTTTGTACAAGAAAAAGCCCTGAAGTTCTGTAAACAACAAGAATTACAGAAAGCCATTACCAAATCGCAAAAGATATTGGATAGTGGGGAGTTCGAAAACTACGACAAGTTAGAGGAATTGATTAAATCAGCTCTTCAGATTGGAGAAAACAACAAAAACATTGTAGATGTTTTCGATGATCTCGAGGACCTTCTTAAAGAAGATTTCAGACACCCAATTCCTATGGGTATACCTGGTATCGACAACCTATTAAAAGGTGGACTAGCAAAGGGAGAAATAGGTGTAATACTCGCTCCGACAGGGGTTGGTAAATCGACCATTCTTACTAAGATCGCAAACACAGCGTTCAACTTAGGATTCAACGTACTTCAAATATTTTTTGAGGACAACTTGAAAGTAATCCAAAGAAAACACTTCACACTTTGGACTGGAATCTCTCCCGATGACTTACCAAATCATAAAGAAGATGTAATTGCTAAAGCTGAAGAAATCCAAAACACTTCTCAAAATAATTTATACCTTAAAAAACTAGCATCAGATACATATACTATGACTCAAATCAAAAGTATGGTAAGAAAAATGATAGCGGACGGTAATCCAATTGATATGATTGTTTTGGATTATATTGATTGTGTCGTACCTGATAAAAACTTGGGAGATGAATGGAAAAGTGAAGGTTCTGTGATGAGGGGATATGAGGCGATGTGTCATGAAATTGGTGTTGCAGGTTGGACTGCAACCCAAGGAAATAGGAGTAGTATATCCTCTGAGATCGTAACTACCGATCAAATGGGTGGATCTATTAAGAAAGCACAAGTTGGTCACGTAATTATTACAGTTGCTAAGACCTTACAACAAAAAGAAGCGGGTCTTGCGACAATGGCCGTTACGAAGTCTAGAATAGGTAAGGATGGAGTGGTATTTGAAAATTGTAAATTTGATAATGAAATGCTCGTTATTGATACAGAAAATTCTGTGACTTTCTTAGGATTCGAAGAGAACAAAGAAGAAAGAAAAAGAGACAGAATTAAAGAACTTATGGAACAAAGACAACAAAGATTGTCAGAAAAAACAAACAACTAATTTAAATTTAATAACTATGGAAAAGATTTTACAAGAAAATCCGAATCGTTTTGTCCTATTCCCAATCCAACATGAAGATTTGTGGAAACTCTACAAACAAGCTCAATCTTGTTTTTGGACAGCTGAAGAAATTGATCTACAACAAGACCTAACTGATTGGGAAAAATTAAATGAGGGTGAAAAATATTTTGTCAAGAATGTATTGGCGTTTTTTGCGGCCTCGGACGGAATCGTAAATGAAAACCTTGCTGAAAACTTCGTAAAAGAAGTTCAGTATACTGAAGCAAAGTTTTTTTACGGGTTTCAAATCATGATGGAAAACGTTCACTCAGAAACTTACTCTCTGTTGATTGACACCTATATCAAAGATAAAGAAGAACAAAATATATTGTTCAATGCAATAGAAACTATTCCTGCCGTTAAGAAGAAAGCGGACTGGGCACTTAAATGGATTGGATCGTCCTCCTTTACGGAAAGGTTAATTGCCTTTGCGGCAGTAGAGGGTATATTCTTTTCTGGTTCATTTTGTTCAATCTTTTGGCTTAAAAGACGTGGATTAATGCCTGGGTTGAGTTTTTCCAATGAATTAATATCTCGGGATGAGGGACTACATACCAATTTTGCGGTTCATTTGTATCGTCATCACATCCAAGACCAACTATCAAAAGAGAGAGTTTTAGAAATTCTAACCTCAGCACTTACGATTGAAAAAGAGTTTATTACCGAATCACTTCCAGTAGATTTAATCGGAATGAACTCTAAACTAATGTGTCAGTACTTGGAGTATGTTACTGATAGACTGTTAGTTGATTTGGGTATTGGTAAAGTTTATAATTCAGAAAACCCATTTGATTTTATGCAAAATATTGCATTAGAAAACAAAACAAACTTTTTTGAAAAACGAGTATCTGATTATTCTAAACGAGGGGTGGGGGATGTAATTGAAACCAAAGAAATAAATTTTGAAGAAGATTTTTAAAAATAAAAAGTAATGGAAGTTGTAAAAAGAGACGGAACAAGAGAATATGTGAAATTTGAAAAAATTTCATCAAGAATCAAAAAGCAAACATATGGTTTGAATGAAGATTATGTTGATTACTTTGAAGTATCAAAAAAAGTAATTGCTGGTTTATATGACGGAGTGACAACGGAGGAACTAGATCGATTGGCTGCGGAAACATCAGCATCACTAGTAACTAATCATCCTGATTATTCTACCTTGGCGGCACGTATTGCGATTACGTCGTTGTATAAAAGAGTTGATAAAAGGTTCACGGCTACAGCAGATAAGTTATATCATTACATCAATCCTAAAACAGGTGAGAAAGCGGGTATGATTTCAGATGAAGTGTACAAAGTAATTGTTCAACACGGAAAAGAATTGGATGCGATGGTTGTCCATGATCGTGATTTTAATTTTGATTACTTTGGTTTCAAAACCTTAGAAAAAAGTTATCTACTTAAAATGTTTGGTGAGGTTGCAGAAACCCCCCAACATTTATACATGAGGGTTGCTGTAGGTATTTGGCTTGATAATTTGGAAATGGTACAAAAAACCTATGATATGTTATCACAAGGGTTATTTACCCATGCAACACCTACGTTATTTAATTCTGGAACCAAACGACCACAATTGAGTTCTTGTTTCTTGTTAGATATTGATGATGATTCAATTCCTGGAATTTACAAGACATTATCAGATTGTGCGGTGATATCTCAAAATGCTGGAGGTATAGGTGTAAATATTCACAAAATAAGAGCTAAAGGTGCTTATATTAAAGGAACCAATGGATCTTCAAATGGTATTATTCCTATGTTGAAGGTGTTTAATGAAACTGCCCGGTATGTTGATCAGTGTTTTGTTCCAGATACAAAAGTTAAAACAAATCTTGGTTATAAAAAAATTTCAGAGATTACTGTTGGTGATATGGTTTTGAATTCAAACGGTACTTACAATCCAGTATCAAATGTCAAGAAGTTCGAAAAGAAAGAAAGAGATTTTATAACCATCAATTCTTCTATTGGTGAGAATACTGTAACACGAGGGCACCTATATCTTACAATAAAAAATGGTAAGAAAGATGAAAACTTAACATATAAAATTCAAAACAAGTTGGTAAAAGCGGAATGGGTTGAAGCTGAAAATTTGACAACTGAAGATATTTTGATTAAAATTAAATAAAATTTCTTCCACCTCTATATTTATTTGTAAAAA